ATAACTACCAGTATTCGGTAGAAAAAAGATATTTTGTTCTAGCTAATTATTTCTTTCAGACACAACAATTTAGAAACACAAGGCAGGTTCAGTTACCCCCAAAAATTGTAACAGTTTTTGATGTAAGGGAAACTAACGGAAATGGTATATCTGGAAACCCAGATAAGGATTTTAGTGATTCTAAACTTCTAGGTTCTGAACTTTTGCTATCTCCTTTTACTGGGGATAACTTAGTTTATCGTACTGTAATGTATTCTTACTTTGACCTTGCTCAAGCATACATTCTTCCAACATATGCTTTTAACTGGAATAAAAACACCAAAAAGTTAACTATTCTTGGACGTGACCCTGCAAGAAGCGGAAATAACCAATCTACCGGTACAGGTGCAGGTCACATGGGACAAGATTTGGCTGTTAGCTGTTTTGTTGCTATTGAAGATTACGAGCTTTATGATGATGAGCTTTTCATTAGATATTGTATGGCAAAATCAAAAATTTCTCTTTCTAGAGTGTTAAGCGCATTCGATTATAATCTCCCGGGTGGCGTTAAAGTTAACACTTCTTTGATAAGATCTGACGGGGAAAAGGAACTTCAGGAGGTCATAGAAATGATCAACGGCGAGAACACTCCATCCTATTTCTTACAGTGGAATTAACTCTGATATATATTGGGAATTAAAATTCCTAATGATAGAGATTTATAATAGAGACCCGGGCGACCCTTTCTACAAAAGTGATGTTGTTGAAATCACAGATCCTATCGAAATTTGTATAGGACAGCTTAAAATGCTTCTCCTAACTATTAAAGGAGAAGTGCTTGGTGACCCATCATTTGGACTTAGTTTAGAAGAACTTGTTTTCAGCATGGATCTTTCCCAAAAAACATTGACTGATATAATAGATCGTAATATTAGAAGCTATGTTCCCATGTTCTATCAGCTTGGTGGATATTTCAACGTGGAATTTTACGCTGGAACAGCAAGAGATATCGTTTACCTAAATTTTTATATACCAAGTTACGGAGGACAAAGTCCTTTAGTTTCTTTGAAAGTAACCTAAAACCAGATGGCTAATAACATTTTTCAGAAAAATAACATTTTAGTAAGGGGTCTTTTAAATGACACCTACAATTTCCTTCAAAGGACTTACAACCAAACGAAAAACGTTTTTACTGTAGCTTCTGCATGGGGACAAATACTTTTCGTGCTAGAAAATTTATCCCAGCTTATTCTTTATTTTATTGAGGATTCTATAACTGAGCTAAACATCTACCAGGCAACTAGGGACTATTCGATTAGAAGTTTGGCCAGAATTGCTGGTTATGATCCAGCAAGGGGAATGGCAGCACAAGGAGAAATTGAATTAAGCTGGAATTTAAAAACAGCAGATATAGGGGGTGGGGCGGTAATATTAAGTGGTACCCCAAGAATCCAGTGTGAGCAAAATGGCTTAATTTATACTTTAATATTAAATGCACCCACAGTTAAGATCCCTTTAAATAGAGGGGCTTCGTTTAATTTTAAAATGGTTCAGGGAGCTTTTGCATCTTCCCAATTTACTGGAACAGGAGCAGCTTTACAGAGTTATAATGTAGTTTCGAGATCTGGTACTTTAATAGACCAATTTAATGTTAATATCTTTGTAAATGACAATCCTTGGAAGAAATACTTTTCACTCTACGATATTCCTTTAAATGCTCAAGGGTATTTAATTAAATCAGGAATATCTGAAGGTATTGATATTTACTTCGGTAATGGAAATTTCGGACAACCTCCTCTTAGAGGAAGTATTATTAGAGTTGATTATTTGCAAACTAGTGGATTCAGTGGTAACCTAAAAGCTCAGAAAGACGCTCAATTGTCATATAGATTTTTGGATACTGGGACGGATATTTTTGGAAAGGAAGTAAATCTAAATACCTACATTAGAATAGCTGGAATTTTAGATCCTTCTTTTGGAAGTGATCCAGAACCAATTGAACTAACAAGGTTGGTTGCACCTAAAACAAGTAGAGCTTTTGTTTTTGCAAATGCAGAAAACTACGAAATCTATCTACAAAGGTTTAACATATTCTCCCAAATACAGGCTTTTTCTACTTTTGGCGACGATTTTTTAGATGATGATAACGTTGTTTATCTTTTCCTAATTCCCGACGTTAGTATCAGCATTTTAACTGGGCAGGATTATTTTGATATACCGGTTGAAAACTTTATTCTAACAACTTCTCAGAAGCTTTCAATCTTAAATCTGATTGAAGATTCCGGACAAATGATAGCAACAACTGTTGTAAAAATTCTTGATCCGCAAATACAAAACTACGTTGGTAATTTGATACTTTCAATTTTTGAAGGCTACGACCCAGAAGTTATTAAGGATAAAGCAAGAACATCTCTTTCTGAGTATTTCCTAAATCTTAAAAGGAGAGACAGGGTTCCTAAATCTGATATCATAGCAATAGTTGAAGCTATTGAAGGTGTAGATTCTGTTTCGTTTTATTTCGTAGGACAGGCAAACGAGGAATATCACACAACAATTGATAACCTTCCGAACGTAAGCGCTTCTCAATTGAATAGACAAATTGGGCTGGATGATTTTGGTGACATTATAATTAACTCAGGTGAACTTGTTCTATTAAGAGGTGGATGGACGGATAGGTATGGAACAGCATATGAGGTTGGAATCGTACCAGGTAAACCATCTGCACTAAACATATCAATCGCTTCCGTAAATCAAAAAACCCTTAATAATCAACTGAATATAGAGCAAAGGGCAAGATTAATAGCACAAAACAAATAAGATGGCACAAAGTTACTCTCCATATTTCCCACAGAATACCGTTAACGCATACACCGTAAATGGTATTAAATTTAATTCAACAACTACAAATTTTGAGACAAGTAACGATCTGTATCTTTCTTCAGACAAAGCTTCCGTGAGGGCAACTAATATAGGCTGTCAGGGCTATAGATCTGTAATTGCTAATTCAGTTGGACAACCACAATATGCACCCTGCTCTAATTATACTGATTACCAGGAGATCATGAAACAAATGGAGGTTACAAATCCAACAAGAAGATATTATGAATTCGATCCTCTAGAAAATGTCGACGGAGTTATGAACTCAATAAATGACAGAGTTTATGAAGGATTTATCTATAAAGACCAAATCTTCGAAAGAACTATGTCCAACTTACTTTTTAGAGATCCTACAAAAAATTTAATTCTTAGATATTTTCAAATGGTTGTTTATTCTCTAATTGAAACAACTAAGCAGATTAAAAACTATTTTAATTACACGGTACCTTTTAACAATAGAAGAGTTTTTTAAAAATGGCAAATCTTAATTTAAGATTTTATAATAAACAAGGTGATCCTTTAAACCTTGAATATATCGGACCAACAGCTTCTGCTCCGCTCGATACCCCGTTTACTTTCAGAACTAATTCTCAAAATTCTTCACCTTCCCAGGGTTATGTTTCTTTTCTGAATCTTTCGAGTAATTTAATCTACATGAACCTGTCGGATGTAAGCGGGTTTAATATAACTTCTTGGTGTAATGGCGTAAACAGTTCGATAGATAACGGAGCAAAGGTTTCAATTGTATTCACATTTGCACCAGCTCAAACTCTGACCTGCTCTATATCCTCGATTACAATAGCAGGAAGTGTTGCAACATTATCTTTAAATTCAGTTTTAGGTCCGGTTAGTATTTCCAACGATGTTGTTATGTACTGCCAAACGAAGTACCAAAATCTTCCTGGTGGGTATTTTTCAGGTACTGTTTACTTCAATGAGGTTTCTGCTGGCTTGTACGAGAACGATCAGATTTTCATCGTTCAGGAATTCGTAGATCCGGTTTCTAGCGATGCTTTCTTAGGCTATCCCCATACTGGATCAACAGGAGGTACTGGATCAATAGCATGGAGGACAAGATGGGATAATAACACATATGGTAATGTTGATGTCACCGATATAATTTTTACTTATCAGATCGAAGAGAATGATGCAGATATAGGTGGTGACCCTGCTATTGTTAACTATCAAAACATAGCAATTCCTGTAATACAGAATTCTGCGGATTATATTCAGAATGGTTTTGTATACACACCCGAAGCAGGAACTCCATCTAGAGCTTTACAGATAAACGTTGCTCTAAACTCTTCTGATGCGGCTGCAGAAATTTATGAAAGAAAATTAATAATAGAGGATTTAACATCCGGCACCCCTGAAAAAGTTTTAGAACTACAATTCTATGGACAAATAATAGGTGAGGATGAAAGATTAAATGTTTTAACCCAAAACTTAGGCAGGGCTTTTTACGGTACGGATTCTGTCATTTTAAGGAACCATGATCCAAATGAGATATTTCCAAACTACGTTGAAATAAACGAAAAAAGGAAAGAGCTAATGGTTGCGGGTGAGGATATCTTTCCTTACATCGGTAGTTATAAAGGATTAATTGGTGCTCTTAAATTCTTTGGGTATCAGGATTTAAGGATTAAAGAATATTGGCTTAATTTAAATTACAGCAAGGTAACACTACAGCCACTTCAAGAAAACCAAGCATTCCTTGATAATTACCTAAATACACCATTTCCGAACCAACAAATAGCTATAGCTGATGTTTTGGATAATGAGAATTCAGGAAAATATCGTTTAGAACAAACATACGGACCAAACGATCAGGGTGAGTATGTTCTAAATGTTTCCAGTGAAAATACTCTTGTGCCAAGCAGAACCTATAAAAAGACTGCTCTTTTTGGATTATACTACGATTTAGTAAATACGACAGATACTGTAGATCCTTATGGATATCCAGTTACACAGGAAACTTTTGCTTTCACACAGGAGGAAGTTCTTCTTAAGCTTTTTGCTTTAAAAGAAAGACTCAAACAAAGCTATTTGCCACTAAATGCAAGGATAGTTGATATTACAGGTGAAGGCGTGTACTTTAATGTTTATAACACGAAGGAATGGACTGATTTCTTGGATAGAAGCGATATTGATTCTGGTAACAACATAGAATTTATTACTAATCCAGATTTTGGTTTTATCGAGGATTTAAGAGCTTTTGGAATTAGGGATAGTGCAACATCGATACAAGCTCCTATGAACTATTATGATGTTGTAGATGTTTATGTAAGTGTTGCTGGTCCTTCCGGTGATGCTTTTAGATTTGCAGGATCGACTGGAGATCTGGTTCAAAATTTTTCAGCGCCCGGTGATAATCCAACTATACAATTATCTAGAGGTAAACAGTATAATTTTAATCTCGTTACTTCCGGATATGACCTTTATTTTACAACACAACCCGGATTTATCCAAATTGATCCCTTAGGAATAGAAAACAACGGTGCTTCGACTGGAACAGTAATTCTGAATGTTAACCCACAGGAACAAGATCAAATCTATTATTACTCCTCTGTAAATACTGCAAGTCTTAATGGAAGTGCAGATGTATTAAATTCACCTGTTTCTGATCTTGGGAATACTATACCTCCTCTGTTTAACAACCAACAATATACTGCTAGCCAAAATTCTTCGCTCATCACTTCAATTACTAATTTTTATAATTTAAAAGAAAATGGATTAATTAAGAATCTTGGCGATGGATTGCAGGATCCAGTTGCTTTTACAGATCCAACTACGGGTCAGATCTACGAGAATCCGGTTGGCATGCCAATTGTATTAGAACTTGTTTTAGACAGATGGGTTTGGGACGATCTGGGCCAAAATTGGGATGCTTTAGAACTTCCTTCCTTTACTAGTCAGCAGGCTGCACTGACTTGGGGTACTATAGATTTTTCTGCTTATAACGAGATAGAGTGGATTATAGAAAAAAGCCAAAGCCAAACAGGATCTGGATACTATTTTTCATCAAGAGGGTTTGCTGTTGATTTTTATAAACTTGCTCACTTTTTACCTTATACCGGAGAGTATAATGTCACCTGTCTTTTGTATGACTCGTTTAACTTTATAAATAGAAAAATAGCCCAATCTGCAATACAGGTTTCTCCTAAACAAATCACCATTGACGCTTGGACTAGATATAGAGAAAATGAAATATACCTTTGGGATCAAACAATAAGAAGCTGGGAAGACTATCAGTCTATTTGGGAGTATCCTGCAGAAGGAAAAACATTTGACCAGGTTTCAAGACAAATACCTAAAGAAATCCTAGATTTTGCAGTATACGGAAACAATTCTTTACAGGGTCAAACCTTACAGGTAAAAGCTGATATCCCTGCTATAGGGGCATCAGGAAATATCACGCTGAACCAGAAAATAATTGATATTACAAAAGCTTATTCACTCTACATATCTGGTTCACAATACGGAAATCTTATAATATTTACTCAGGAAGAGCACGGATTTACCCCAGGATCTCAAGTTTATCTTTCTGGAATGATGCCAGAAATAAATTCATCATGGGGGATAACGATACCTTCAGGCTCTACTGGATATTCATTTGAAATCCCGTATGTTCTTGGCCTAACTGCTGGAGTCGGGGCAACATCTGGTTCTGGTTCAATTGCTGGTGCTACCGCATATTATGTTATCCCAAGCTACTACCCAGATCAAACTGTAACAGGGGGTGGAAGTATTTCTGTTAGTGTAAATGGGAGAGTAATAGGTGCTACAACTTCAGGATCAAATCTTCAAGCCACTGTTAATTCAATAGTACAAGAAATAAATTCTTTCGTAACCCAGCCAGATTACTTTGCACAAAGTTATATCCCAAATTCTGTTCCTGCTATTGTAAACATCGTAGCTGATGTAAACACAGGAAATATAGGAAACGGTAACTCTCTTACCGCATTAGTAACAGGATCTCTTGAAATAGTAACTATAGACTCCACACTTACTGGTGGTGCAACGGGTACAAATTCGTATGTTGATTGGAATCCAGTTACTGGTGGATTCCCAGTTGAAACCCTAAAATACTACGGAACAAAGAATTTAACCTGGGACACATTTAATGAATCTATCTGGGACGAAACATATGCCCACGGGTGGTACGATTTTGAATATGAAAGTGGATGGCTTGGTGGATTTGAAATCCATAGTTCTAAAGTAGGTGATAATATTAAAGTTAGTACAGGTAATGAAACTTTCCCATTCCCAACCGGTGTAACATTCTCCGCAACCGGAGGAATTACTGGTCCTTCTGGTTATATTACTTTGGGTGCGGTAGCAGAACAGCTTAACTCATCTGAGGATCCAAACATTACTAATTTTTATTATAGGGTTATCCCGTCCGATTCAAGCAATCTTTTAACTACAAATGGACCAATATCTCCGGTGTTTAATTCATTTCCAGCAACCGGTGGATCTTATGCGGTACCTGCTACTGTACCTGGTGCACCTCCAGTACTGGTTGTTTCATTCACATATGCTACAGGACCATAATATTTAACATCATGGCAGAACAAATACAGATATACCAAAACCAAGCAGTAAATTTTGCTGATACTTCAAGTGGTGGTCAACCACCTTTATCGAGATTGTGGGCATTTTCTGGAGGGTCTATTTCTTCCGCGACAGGAGCTACTGCTACTGTTTATTATGCAAACTCCGGATTTTATAATGTAACACTAACAGTAACAGATTCTGTTGGAACAACAAAATCTCTAGTTGAGAATAATTTAATTAACGTTTCACCAGCTTACATTTTATCAAATTTTACTGGTACTCCAACCTCTGCTTTGTTGATGAGTTCATCCGTTAATTTTGTAGATGCATCGACTGGGGAACCCCAACCACCTGATACTTTTTCCTGGAATATCGGGGGAAATGTTTTCGCAACCCAAAATGTTTCCTTTTCCGGATTTGATGATTGGTTTTCTATAGGGGGAATGCCCGGTGACGCACCAGGTGATACGATCTCTGTTAGCGCACAACTTACAGCTTCTAAAGGATTACTTACTGACACGGAAGTAAAAAGTTTTCCAGTTACCAAAATTGGTGCAGGGGAAACTACTTTTATTAATACTAGGGGAAATCTATTTTACACTAACGACTCAATATTTAGCGTTAATATGTCCGGATCAGTTCCGATGGTTACCTCAGATATACCTTCTTATTCAGGATCTGACATAGTATACAAATTAACCACAAATAATATAACACAACCTTTAACAGGTTTTCATACAACAACAGAAGATGTAACCCTTACTTATTCTGGAGGAATAAATCCCATAGACACTGGATTATGCGAATCGGATGGGTATTTAATTGTTGATGAATTTTTATATAATAGTGGATTACCGCAAATTATGGATGGACAGTATATAACTCCAGATATTGTTCCAGGAATAACGGGTCTTTATTTCACAAGTTCACAACTAGATAATGCTTATAATGGGGTTTATTCCCCAATTCCCGGAGCATATGCTTATTCTTTATCTCTTATTGATGATATTGTAAATTCCTTGTATCCCCAAACAAATTCTGGTCAAGCGGTATCTTTCAACACAACTTTTGAAACTAATGAAGTGTATTCTACAGACGAATATCCTGTAGTAATTTCTCCTATGGGAATATCAGCGGTTCCTGGTGGTACCGGTTCTTACAATATAAATTTAACTGTTAATTACGTTTCCGGTTCTCCACAAACAGCATTAATACAATTTAATGCAAATGGTGGGCAGGGAAATGAAATAAGTGGTTCTGGTTCATATTACGTAATGCAAGATACAGCAGGACCATTATTGGGGGTGGCTTCAATGATAAATTTAGGAATTGTTGCTGGTATTTCAGGGGGAACTGGAACAATAGAGGCTTTTGCTAATCCAATTTATAACACTAATATTTCTGGTGGATTAACCGGGGATTACAATGGTCTTTCTTTAAAAATAAAAAGTCTAAACGTCTCCTCAATCTCTATAACCGATAATTCTCAAGCACTCAGTGCTTTAGTTGGTGGATTAATTATCATTCCGCCGTTTGGCTTTTCTAACTTAAATCCCGCTCCAACAACTTGTACAGGAATTCTTATGAATTTAAATATTAGTCCATACGTTTCATCATTCGGAACTCAACTTAATTATGGAGGATCAATCTTTTAAGATAAATACATAAATGGCAAATTCGTTACTTTACATAAACCAGGGTGCTTTAGACTCCGCTGAAAATATTTGGTGTGTCGGAAGAGATCTCACCGTTTACGATGGTCAATCCTGGACCTATTATAATTATGCTAATTCTGTAGTTCCAAGTAACGATCCTTATTATCTAGATACTAGATCAATTTCTATTGATTACGAAGATACAAAATGGGTTGGATGCGCGGTTTCTTCGGGTTTGTCACAAGATTTAATTTTTTATGCTGCTGGTTCTCAAGCTGCAACAGGTTCAGCTTGGACAATAAACAATTTTAATTTATCTGGATCTAATTGGGAGGTACCAACTATTTATGCTAGCCCTTTTGGTGATGAAATATTAGCATTCATATCTCCTCTTAACGGCGGTGGTGGAACTGGAGCAACAGGAAATGTTGGTGTGACCGGAGGTTATCTTTGGAGTTATAATAAAACAACTTCAGAATGGAATGAGATATCTCCTGGATATACCTGGCCTCATATTTATGAAATAAAGGCTAAAGGAAAGGATGGTATAAATTGGGATTATTATTTAGCTACAACGGACGGTCTCCAAATTATTCCAAACGGAATTCTGGATACCGCATTATTGCAAGACGGAAGTAATTTTATCCCCAGCCTTAAAAAAGTGAATGCATACAATTCAAGCATAAATACTAATAATGTTTATTCTATAAGCTTTGACGAAGAAGGACACTATTGGTTAGGAACTCAAAATGGATTAACGTATTGGGACGGAACTAAATATTACAATTGGACCACACCAGGATCAGGTTCCGTTGAATTAGTGGTTGCAAGACCGAACGGGCACGTTTTTTTCAGGGAGGGTGATCCTTTTCAAACACCTTCCGGGACAAATGGATTTTATCACTTTAATGGAGATACTTTTACTAATTACAATACCTCCAATTCTTCACTCCCCGACGATTTAGTTGTTGATATACTATTAGCACCCGAGAAAGTATCAAAAGAAACTTTAACTGTGTACCCTTACGATCTTTGGGTAGTTGCTGGTAATTTTGTTGTTCTTTTTGATTATGTAATACCTCACGTTTATGCTTCTTCTCGATACGAAGGCACAACGGGTTGGAATTTCATAGACTACACCCCAGTTGCAACTGGTGCAACCACGGATGCTGCGGATCTTCCCAAAGCAGAAAGATTTAACTGGGTTTACCCTTCATGGCAAGGATACCAAAACGAGGAATTGGCAAACAATCATCCTGGGATGGACCCAAGAAATCTTTTTCTTGAAACAGATTTTAAAGCAATTGCGGATGGAAGAGCGGGAAATCAAAACTATTGGAACTGGGGACAAGTCATTCCTTACGATCAACAAGTGGAAGCTGGGTTAATCCCTGATTACACCTGGATGAGTGGAATAACGGGGGAAAGCCAAATTACGATATCATCAGTTTCAAGATATAAGGATTTAAATGTGCTGGCTGGATATAGTGCAAATCCGTTTACTAATTTTGGACCTTCAAGTAATTCGGAGGAAGAATTTATAGTTGTTAACCCAAATCCAACTAACGGAACAGCAGGAACTCAAAATTTTGGATTTGTTACCTTCTATAGTGATAGCGGGCAGGTTCAAGGATCTATTCCATTTAGGGGGTACAGCACAAGAGTTTTAAGTGCTAAACCAGCATACGACAATTCATCTCTTATAGTTTTAGGTTCTTATTCAAGATACGTCGAAGGTGGAAAATTTGTATGGGGATCACAGTATCCAACTGCTGCTGATATGACTGTAACCGGGATAACTGGACCAATTGGTGGACCAATTGGATTTTCAAATATTGCTACCCCAGGTATCACCGCAAGTTTCGACTATCCATGGATTCTGAATGGATCAACAGGAGCTACCTCCGGTGTTTATATTCCAGAGCCTTCACTGTTAACATCAACCATTGGATATTTTCTAGCAGAGGTAGATTTTGAAATTGGAGACGAAGTAAGCTATGGTGGTATAGATTTTTCTACTGAAACATCGTCATCTAAATTTTGCCTGAAAAATTTCAGAACATTTCCTGGTGCAAATTCAAGCTATGACCCAGCTGGAAACCCAGCTGGAACACTACCAACTCTAGTTGGAAAATCAGACCTTTCTGTAAGCCAAAATTCTGTAAGATTTACAGGTAATGTTACAGGGGGAATCTCCACATTAAAAAACAATTATGAAAACACTAACGACATTCCAAATTCTCCTGAATTTCTTTTCACTCCGTATTCTAATTCCGCTTATGTTTCAAGTGGATTTGTTATTGATGTTAATCCTGATTTTTACTTAAAGGGAGGCTCTGTTATCGGAATGACCGGCTCTGGGTCATCGCTTGATACAATCACATCCCTGCCAAATGGACAAACTTTCCTACTGACGGGGACTTCGACTTATGGCTTAAATTATGGCGGTCTTTCCGTTTCACAACCAACCCCAGATTATAGCTACCCCTGGTTTATACTTTCAAATGATACTAACCAGGGTATTACTGGGTCTTTCTTTCAGAATAGTTCAAACGGTGATGTAAACTATCAATCTTGGCTAAATACAGGAGTTGGATTTTCTAGCTCTAGCAATTTCTATAGTGCTATGTTGTTCACTGGAAATGGAGTTTTAGAAAACTATAACGGCTCTTCACTAACAATAGAGGGTGCATCCGGTGCAGTAAATTCTGCAATTTTCTCAATTTCGCCAGGTGGTAAATTAAATTTAGAATCAAGTTATGAAATTTTACCAGATTCTTATGAAGAAGCTTATAATGCTACGATAAGTTCTATAAACGGGGTTCGTGCTGATGACTCCTATTATTTAGCAGTCAATTATCAGCATGATCCGGGTATAACTGGCAACGGTAACATTATCATTAAAAGATCAGTAACTGGGACTCGAGTAGATGAATTCTCAACTTTCCCTACTGATCCTAATACTGGGACTCAAAGCCCGCTTAAACTTAGCGTTAGCCCAGACCTTAATATTTTCTTAGCTGGTGGAAATTCTGGTATCACAGGACCAACAGGTCTTCCATACCCTGCAGGAAATCTTTCCTTTGTATCGCTTCTTGAAAGTTATAAAACACCAGTGGGAACTGACATGGGTAATATTATTTCTAGAGCTGGTTCTGGTGCATGGACATGGGTTGATGTACATAATTCGGATTCAGATTTATATGTTCCTATGCTTTCGACCGTTTTCTTTAGTAATTATAATTCGTCGATTTTCGGAAAACAATTTAATCGATGGGTTCTTTCGAATGCTAGAACAAACGAAGTAATATTGGATGTGAAACAAACTCCTTATTTTATTTATACCTTTACAAGATCTGGGTATTATTCGATTCAGAACACAGTTGAAGACGCTGCAGGTAATGTCTATGAAATTGCTAAACCAGCATTTATTAAGGTAGTAAACCAATCTATTCCTAATCAAGATGATCCAAATCCACTACTGGTTAATTCCTCGGATTATGGTTATGTCCCTGCTGGAAGAGGATTTGAAAATGAATCTGAAAGTTTAGATAAAGAAATGCTCCAAGAACAAATACTAATAAGGCTCAATAACACACAGCCATTTGGATCTGGACTTATTCTAAATAACGATTCAAACGCAACTTTCAGAGGCAATTAACTTCTAGGTCTTGCATTTCCTGTTACCCCGTGTGGTTTATTATGCTTCCACTCCTCGTATCTTTTTACTATCTCCTTTAAAATCTTTGATCTGACGATATCTTCTTCACCAAACTGGAATTCACCTATGCTGTCCACACCTCTAACAAGTTGCATAAAAAATGGAAGTGCTACCTTTTCGTAAGAAATGTCATGCTGTGTAACATCGCCAGCCAAAAGTGCTTTTGATTCATTACCTATTCTTGTTACGTATAGCATTAGCTGTTTCATATCGCAGTTCTGAGCCTCATCTAGAATCATCATCGTTTTATCGAATGTTGCTCCCCTCATATAAGCAAGAGGTCTAAATTCTATGATTTTATCGTTTAGTAACTGTGTCAATACTTCCTTTTTTATGATCTTCTCCATGGTGATCAAAAAACTCTCCATGTAAGGACCGATTTTTTCACCAACATCCCCAGGTAAGCTACCCAATTTTTCTCCTGATTCTTGGATAGGCTTGGTGAATATAATTTTTTCTATTGCACCTTTCTGTAAGAGTTTAAGTGCAGTGTAGCAAGCAGAGAACGTTTTTGAAGAACCGGCTGGACCCCAACAAAATGTAATAGTATTATTAAAAATTGTTTCGGAGTATAATTTTTGCTTTGGAGATAGACTAATATCTAAAAATGAATTTGCTGTGAGCTTGCTTTTTCCTATTGGCATATTTAAGTGTTTAAGAATAGTGTGATATATATTTCTAAACTTTGAAACTAAAAAATTGACACCAAATGGCCACAGTAAGCACAACATCAATTCTAGGATCTGATTCAATTTCCGCCTCGAGAACCACTATTAATTCAAATTTCCTTCTTCTAGAAAATTGGATTAACCAATACAACACTGTATTTGGAATAGATTATACGAATGGAATTTTAGATCTTTCAGCTGCCTCTACGGGAAGAATTTCTGCAAAAACGGGAAAATTTGACCAAATTATAGTGCCAAGCGGCGGAACAGCTCTTGCGCAAATTTTATCAACCGGGTCTGCTTCATTTGTTAGCGTTGCTACGACAACTTTAACAGCAAGTGGAGCATCTACTTTAAGTGGTATTTTTACAGCAAACAATACATCAACATTTAATTCAGCCACGAATCTTTTCGGATCAACTAGTTTAAATAGTGCTTTCACTATCCTATCGTCTGGACATTTCGTTGGACAAAATACAATTTATGCTACAGGTGCTACCGCTGGTACTGCATTTCCTGTATCCACTTCAGGTGGGGGAGGAAGAGCAACGACAGCAGCGATACCATACCAGATCACAGGATTGGAAGACGTTATTTACGCTCAATGTGGGAGTGGATTCTATTTGAGTGTAGGAACAACAGGCGCCACTGCTTCTAATTTAACTGCAGGAACAAGGATCACAGTTATAAATACTGGTGGAACTGGCGGGTTTATTGCTACAGGTATTCAAAATAGCGGAGCTTACTATACTGGATTTAATACTCTAGCATCTTATGGAAATTTCCCATCTGCTGGTATAACTTGTGACAATTTAAAGCCATATCAATCAGCTTTACAACTCCAATGGGAGCCAAGGGTAGGACAAGGAACAGGGACACAAGAAGGATCTTGGGTAGTTCTTGGATCTTCAAATATGACTTGGTAATAAAATTATTTTTTAGATGGCAAAAACCCCGTTTATACGTCCGTTACAGGTTCAAGGTGGTACATTCTACGCCTTTTCTTCTGCTGCTGAAGACCTTTCTTTTACATTCAATAACTCGGTAAACAAATTTAAGTTTTCGAAATTTGCTTTGCTTAATATTCCTGTGATAAACTCAGGAGATCCTTTAGGTAACAGCTTAAAATTGAACGCTCCAGACAGTGCATTTATAGATAAGGCAACAAATGCCCAGAATATTATTACCAGTAACGCAAACGTCAATTTTTCTCAAAGTTTTCAAAGTTATTGCTTAAATCTAGAAACTACAATCCTAAGTGGCTCTGATTATGATTCTAATTTAAAACAAAACATATCTGAAAGAGTATTTTGGAAGTGGCTTAAAGAATTGGGTGGGATGAGATACCAACCCGCTTCCTCTGATCAGGTTGCTTCAACACTAGACCAAAATACTGTTCTGACTATAAATAATGTACCTGTTACGCAAAAAAGATACGTTGAAGGAGACCCTTCTGGCGGAACTGGATCTTATGGTTTAACCGGCGCAATTTACAATAGGGTTGTTCAATATATTGGTAACCTCGATATTGTAAATTCGGTTAAGAACAATAACAATACATATTCTGAGGTTTATGTTCTTGTACCAACTAGAGATGGTAATACACCAACGGTTCTTTTTAAGAATGTAACAGACCAGAATTATTTATTGGATTATGCCTGGACTAACAATCCAACCGATCCACTGAATGACGAATATCTTACCGGTCGTGCTTATGATGAATTAAACCCAAGTGGACTTACAAATCTAGCAATATTCGATGACGACGTAATCGGCCAGCCCTCTGTTACTTTCACTGATACCTCAAACGGATCAACTGGGTCTGGAAACTGGTATTCACCAAGAGCAACAGCTGATACTTATTTTAGTGACCAATTATTTACTGACCCAACAGCACAAATTCTTTCTAAATCTTATGCTGGAGCAACTTCAGGTAATGGTTTTCAGCAATATGTTAGAACTAAATTAGATTCGATTGGTATTGATTTTGACCCTAATTCTTACAAGCAAATTTTAGACGATCCTGCGATCTCTACCTTTGAGGAATTTAATGCAACATCTCTTTCTACAGATTTCCAATTTAATGCTGTTCTAATTTATTACGATGTTTACGATCCTGCAATTCCTGCAGATTCTGCTACTAATTTATATGGGGTACTTTTTTTAGATGACGTACAAGACACCGGGGTTGGAACTTTTCAAATCCCAACTTTTACAAAATACAAGCCCAATCCTGTTACTAAGCTTAATGGTAATTCTTATGGATTAAAGTTAAACATTAAGTTTGATGTAGATATAGACCAGACTGGGGTAGAACAAGCAATTAATGATTATTCTCCCTTCTCATTAACTATGTTTATGGATGCTGTGAATGTATTACAAGATGCGTCATCTACTCTTAATAATACAGCTTCTATTTATGCAACTCTTGAGGATAGGGTAAGTTCTTTAGAAAATTTAGTTCTTTCATCAGAAACTACATTTAATATTGATCGTAGAATAGCAAACCTAGAGAATGCACTTGCAGCAAATCAGGCCCTATTTAATAACACTCAGGCTGTTATGGGTCTTATCAATCAAAATTACGAATTGATTAGGTCAATCGTTAATAATGAAACTTCAGTTGAAATATCATACAATTTAAATTTAATTAAGCAAGGACAAGGAGTGATTGTAGATAGAAGCGTTCCGAATCAACTTACAATTTCTAATGATACACAGGATTATCATATAGGGGAGAGAAATGGAACCATAACATTACAAAACGTTTCTCCAAATGTAGTAGTTCTTGAAACCTTCGGAAATTATGTAAAACACATTAATAACGGAACACCAATAACACTTTCTTCTGATCTGGTTATAAGAATCGATGATTATACCAGAACAAATTGGAGACAGGGTCAAGTAATGAGATTTTCGTTTGGCGATCAAATAATTCCAGGAGATTTCAACGTTTCATTCCTTACAAATGCGGTGGGTAAATTCCCATTAGGAAATCCAACAAACGTACCATACTCAACATTAATAATATCTCTTACCAACAGCGAATTCGCTTTGTACGATTATAAACCAGTGATAGATATCGTGTGTATCGATCCAATAAATTTAATTTATCAGGTAGATCAGGTGGGAAAGAGCTTAACCAACAACGAGTAAAATTTTAAATAGAAAATGTCAGGCACCCAAAATTCTATAAGTTCCCTAGTAGCTCAGTTCTTAAGGCTTCAAAAAAATTCTATTGAGATTATCAATGGTTTAAATGAGGTTGCAACTTCTACTAACGATACCGTACAAATTGAAATGCTGGATGAAGCAGGTTTACCGACCAATGCTAGTATTCCAGCTTATGGATATCTTAGAAGTCAAATCCAAAGGCTGGATTCAAACATACAGGCATTAGCTGGTCTTGGAGACAATTTCTCTACAGTCAGAAACCCAGATGGGACTTACTCTCAGATTTACAAATCCCAACCTTTAAGAGACCCAACACCCCTTATTAATCTACAAGTACCAAGTACATTTTCTACTCGTGATAACTGGTTTTTCGAAAGTTTTCTATCACCTTTACTTTACATCAGCATAGACGTAACAGGACAAATTCCGGACGATGCGGATAGGATTCAGGTTAAGAGAATTATAGCAAACACTGACACCGATGTAAAAAAAGCTTATTTCGACCAGAATTTAAATGGCAGAAATGATATTGGAGAGCAGGAATTCATTAACGATCTAGTCAATAACGGTATAACTTATTTTGTAGACGAAGACACAATTCCTCTCCCTCTCAGAACCATTAGAAATAAAGGAACGTTTAGTGTTATTTCATATTATGATGATACGGTAAGCACAACAGACGCAAACGGTCAAGTAGTTCAAGAGACAAGAAGGAATTATAAGTTAAATAACATTCAGTTTACTGACACTACAACTGGAGTTCAAAATGGGAGAACTTTGCAGGTTGGAAATTTCCTTTTGACCGCAGATGGATCTAGATACGAGATTACATCTATAAATATCTCAGAAACTTCAGTACAGCTCAAAAGAACTTCTGGCTATCAACCGGTTCAAATTGGTGCAGATACTTTAACACTTCTTTCTACACAATTTAGTCAAAGATTTGTACAAGTTAATGTAGGCTACGATGAAAGACAGGGTATTTTCTTCAAAAAGATCGACGATAACTATAATATAGTAGCTTCTACTTGGTCTCCTGGAGTAATTTTATTTTCAAATCAACTCAGAATTAATACTTCTTCTGGTGTTCAAACACTTGAGCAGTTTTATTTAACTTCCGTAGCCGACCTAGGACAAATTTTTCTAGGAATGGCCAAGGAAAAGAAAATAAATGCGATTAGTGGTTTGACCCCAGATTCGCCAACGATAACTGCGGATAATTTTAGAGTGGTTCAAATAAACACTCAGCTTACCCAAGGAACTGATGTTCAGACCTTAAATGATAAAATTGCATTGAAATCTACTCTGCAAAGTGAAATTTTACAGATTGATACAGCAATTAATACATCAAGGGCACAAATCAACAACGTTAGCAGTGTTTCTGTATTACCACAATCTACTGGATTACAAACTATATCTTCTTCTACCAGTAATTCCCTTACATCTTCAATACAAAATCCTCAAGCACTACAAGCTAATTTAAATTCTTTAACTCAGCAAAGAGTTCAAAAACAACAACTTTTGGCTTCTACTGTAAGCGATATTTCTACACTTTCCTTAAACACACCTCAGCTAATTGCTGAACCTAAGTATAGAGTAAGAGGATTTTGGCCTATCCCACAGCCAAAACAAAGTCCATCTACAGGTTCACAATCTGTTATTCAGTTTATTATAGAATATAGATATCTGAGTGATTCTGGTGTAGCTCCCGCTGTACAACAAATACAATTCCTAGATATAAATGGTCAAAAGAAAACAGGAGCATTTAGCAATTGGATCAAGGTAATTACTGATATCAGGAAAAAAGTTTACGATCCAAATTCAGGAACCTATATTTGGTCTCCAGAATTAACTGATAATGCGGATGCTAATAATATCAACCAATTAGATATTCCTATTACCAAAGGTGAAAGGGTAGAAATTAGAATTCAATCTGTATCTGAAGCTGGATGGCCAGATAATCCATTAACTTCTGATTATAGTGATTCAGTAACTGTTTCATTCCCCGCCGATGCTACAACACAGAATGCAGCTGCATCTCTAGTGAGTAACATGAGGGACGAGGCAGTACTTGCTATTCAGCAGGATTTAACCTCTAAAGGTGTAGATGGACTTTTATCCAAACAATTCACTAATGGTTCTAAAACATATTATCTGGATGCTCCTAGCGTAGCAAGCGGATTCTTCGATAACTCAGGAACTCCAGTTGATTTATTTCAAAAATTAACTGAGCTTCAAGATCAATTGAATTCACTTAGAGCAACAGTAGAAAAAGCAGTTGGTATACTTGAAGTTTACATCGTTGATAGCAACGGAAGTTCTCAGATAATAACCAGCGGACAAACTATTAAGCTTAATGCAGGATATTATAACCAGATTTTTGCAAACCCTACAACTTCAGACGCTGGGAAAATAGCTGCTAAAATTTACCAACTTAAACTGGTAAACAGCGCAGCGGGACTTTTGGAACTAGCTTCTTCTCTTCCAGGAGGATTAGATACTCTTGCTGGAACTTCAACCACTTATTCGCTACCGAACGGATATGCTACTAATTTAAGATATGGTGAAATATCAATTTCTGTAACCTCTCTAACACCAGCAGATATTATCCCTCCCGGATCTACAGGGAATGCGAATGATGAATCATTCCAGCAATTAAGACAAGCTGCTCCTTATGTTTCTGGTAATGCAAATAGCCAATTTATCTACCCCAGATGGAAATCTGTTGGATTAGACCAGGATTTATATTTTGCTACAACTTCTTATGTTTCTGGGTATGATTATCAGGGTAATCCAAGTGGATATCCACAAAATGGTAGTGCACTTATTCCGTATGATCCTGCTATTTCAACAGTTCCGACTGCATCGGGAACAAATGGTTCAGTTTGGAATGGCGGTTATACCGGTTCAACAGGTTCTTATGTTGGACTTGGTAATGGATATCTAAGCGAATTCTGTATCCATAAGGATCACCCTGCTCTAATAACTGGACAATCATTTGTTAATTTGGTAAAACCTGACTATGCAGGTGGTATAGTAGTTTATCCTTATTTTAGACAATCTGATTATTTCTACACAGATAATTCAATTTCTAATTATTGGATGCAATTGGGATACACCCCAGTTACTACAGATTTTGTACAGGGAGCTACCGCATCAAGGGAAGATTCTATGTACCCATACAAGCTAGGATTTGAAAGCAATGACGAGTGGTTATTGGGTAGATATAGCTGTGGATCTTATTTATTTTTAGGTCCAGTTACACCATCTTCGATACAGGTACAAGGATCTACATCTTTAGCAAGCCAATTTGTTCAGACTGGTAATAACAATGCTCTTATCGTTCCTTTGATTTACCAATTTAGAGCAACGGATAAACTTGGTTATATTGGTGGATTTAGAGCAAACGGTAATCCAACAAACATCACTTACACCAAAAAATTAGGAATCGATATACAGGTTAGGAATCAAAGTCCTTTCTCCTTCGATCTTGAAGTTACTGCGAAGTATAAAAATGATACTCTTTCTTCGCCCAACTTTGCAACACAAGGAGGGACTAATTTAGGGTAATATTTTATGTGTAACATCAAGATAAAGTAAAATGGCAGCACCTAAGCTTTTTGATTATAATTCTTCATTCGGACTATTAAGAGCAAACCCTAAAATTTCAGGGAATGTTAAGGTAACTTTAGATTCCCAGCAGGGTGTATGGTTAAATTCCATGAATGCTAACCCTACACTTAGCGACCAAAAATTTAAAAAGTACCAAGTTTCTGGACAGAACACATACGCTAAAGACCTTTATAAGTTTTTCCAGGATGGAGCTACGAATAAAGATATAATTTTTGAGGTTGGTAAATTCACTGACGGCGAGAATAAAGCAGTTGAGGATTTTTCATCCCAGTATGATTTTTTTTACGGGTCTGGAGCTTCTACATTAATAGACAGAAATTACACCGAGAATTTTAGGTATCTTCAGCCATTATGGCTTAGAAACGAATTACCTGAATTTTTTGTAATATTTAAAGTTCCTGGCCCTTTGAGTTATCCATACTCAACAAACCAGACAGTAATCCAAGATGGGGTCCAGTATAAACTCATACAGGATGTTAGTTCAACTCAAACCTTTAAGATATCCTACGGAGTTGATAATAGCGGAACCCCTATTGAGTATATTGCTGGTCAATTTTTTAACGGTAATTCAGTTTATAGCTCTTATTCAGTTGTAGAGGGAACTGGTAAAGTTGTTGAGATGGACGAGCTTCTTTTCCAACCTGAAGTAGACGACGTTGAGACCTATTTTAATTCGAAAATACTCCCATATGCAACTGCGATAGCAACTTACGATTTAAGATCTACCACAACTATCGGAAAATATATTAGATCTATTGTAAACGATCCTGCATATTCTCAAAGTCCAATTGATTTTTCATATCAGCTAAACTCATACTCATATTTTAACGGAGTAGACTACAAAAACGGAACTTATACCAAGAAGGGAGAACTTTTATACGATTTCCTTGTTTCAACAGCTTCAACCCCACAAATAGATTTTGAGAACACAATAACTGACGGATTTTCTAGAAACGGAATCATTTCAGCGAACGTTTTAAATATGGAGTTTCTGTTCGATGATCCAGATTCTAATCTTTACACCATAAATAGATATTTTGGATGTTATGTGTCCAGAAATGATTTGGGTGGGTTTGTTTTAAACGGGGATTATTTTTATAAGTATAAAAACGATCCTGGAAATAACAATTTACCTAAACCTTCGTTAAATAACGTAGGATATTTTAATAGCACTTCAAACAATTTCCA